CGGCAACATCGAGTCGGGCGACCTGACCATGGCAAGCCTGGGCGCTATCCATGAGTTCGGCGCCGAGATCAAGCATCCGGGCGGAACGTCCTACGGCTATGCCAGCAAGGCCGCTGCTGGCCGCGATGAGGTTCGGTTCCTGAAGAGGGGCGCCGGCTACATGGAGCTGGGCGTGACCCAGGCGCACACGATCGACATCCCGGCCCGGCCATGGCTTGAGCCGGGGGTTGCGAGTGCGACGCCTGAGGTGCTGCTGACCATTCAAGATGGCATGGAGGCGGGGCAGTCGATGGATCAAATCCTTGAGGCTGTCGGCGTGGTGGCCGCGGGCAAGGTGAAGGTTTACATGACCGAGCTGAAGACCCCGCCAAACGCCGCATCGACCATCCGCAAGAAAGGCAGCTCTAACCCGCTGATCGACTCGGGCGCGATGCGCCAGTCGGTTACGCACCAGGTATCCAGCGACAGAGTAACGGAGGGCCTGGAATGAGCCTGAATATGGAAGGCCACATTGACGAGGTGTTCGTCAGTGTCGAGGCATCGCGCACCGTCGATGGCGGCGGTTTAGTTGACGGCATATGGGTTCCAGGCGCATCGGTCACGCTGCCCTACATCGTCAACATCCAGCCGGCCAGCGACCGGGAAGTCGATTTCATCCGCCAGGGCGGGGAGCGCATCACCGACGTTCGCAGGATCTACATCAACCAGGGCGACATGCAGGGAATCGATCAAACCGGCACCTGGGACTTCATCGGCCAGAAATGGAAGGCGTCCATGTGTGATAACCGGTACTGGCGGAACTACTGCAAGGTAGTCGTGGTGCGCATCGATGACCAATGAAGAGTTTTTCGCGAAGCTGCGGCCGATCGTGATGCTGGCGACCGGTGTGCCCGAGTGCATCCTGGCCGACCAGGCCGGTCCTGGCAGCATGAACGTGCCGAAGGGCGCATACGCAACCATCACCCCAAGGCAATCGGTAACCCGGCGCGGACAGGCCAACATCATCGGCCGGAACGTCCCAGGCGAGCAGGTAGAGGTCGATGTCCGGGCGCAGATCATGTGCTCCTGCAGCGTGAACTTCTACCGTGGCGAGGCCCTGATGTACGCCGAGCGCCTGATCGAGGCCAACAAGCGCCCAGACATCAGCATCATGCTCTTCAAGGCCAAGATTGGCTGGAACAGCACGGACGCCGTGAACAACCTGACCAGCCTGCAATCGGCCAACTTCGAGCAGCGGTCCCAGATCACTCTCCGCCTTATGTACGAGACCAGCAGCCTGCCGGTCGTCAACAACATCCTCAGCGCCACCGTTGCGCTGGAGAACGAGAAAGCCGAGGTCCTCCAGACCTTCACCGTCGAAGTCGACCCTACATAAACCCATTGGAGCTAGCACAGTGAGCTATCCAGCTACCAACATCATCCGGATTAATGCCCGGATCAGCCCGGCAGGCCTGGGCAATGCGAACTTTGCCAGCGCCATGCTGTTCGCCCCGCAAACTGAGCTGCCGGTCGGCTTCGCTGCCGATACGTACCGGACATATTTCTCGCTGCCGGCGCTGTCGGAAGACTTCGCCGATACCACGGAGACGTACAAGGCTGCCCAGCGCTGGCTCGGCGGCACTCCCGCCACGCGCGAGCTGAAGGTGTGGGGCGCCGCAACTGCCGACGGCACCCGCGCGGCGACGCTGAACAAGGCCCGGAACATGCTCTGGTGGTACTGGACCATGTGGACCGCCCCGATTCTGGCTGTCAAGGCGGACGTTCTGTCGATCGCTCAATGGTGCGAAGACAACACCAGCATGTTCATCGACAACCAGACCGGTGCATCGGTCGTCGAGATCCGCGACCCGAGCGACGTTGACGACATCGCCACCCAGCTGACCACGGCAGGCTTCCGCCACGTCTACACCGCTGCGCACGCGACTGACGCCTATTCCGGCTCGGCGCTGGCCAAGCACTTCGCCGCGGTGAACTACAGCGCTGACCGGTCGACCATCACCGGCGAATTCAAGAAATCGCCGGGCGTTCCTGCGGAGTCGCTGGACGGCACTGCCTATACAGCGATGCAGAGCGCCACGAAGAAAGCGACGTTCTACACCGTCGTGGACAACCAGGGCTCGATCGATTCTGGGCGCTGGCTGAACACCACCACGCACAGCACCTACGGCGAATTCATCGACGACGTCGTGAACCTCGACGCGTGCGTGAACTTCCTGACCACGGCGCTCTACAACGCTGTCGCCAACCAGCCAACCAAGCTCCAGCAGACCCCGGTCGGCCAGGCCGTATTGATTGGCACGGCCAAGGCAACCATGCAGCAGTTCATCAATAACGGCTACCTGGGCCCGCGGAACTACATCGACCCAGACGACGGGCTGGAGAAGTACACCGCTGGCTTCGAGATCCTGACGAAGCCCGAGGACATCCTCGACTTGTCAGAAGCCGACCGTAACGCACGCAAGTCGGCCCCGCTGCGCATCCGCCTGTTCCGCGCTGGCGCCATCCACATTGTTGACGTCGATCTCGACGTTTATTGATAGGTGACCCATGAGCCTGAGTAATTTCTCGACTGACCTGAGCGTTGTCACCATCAACGGCCGTCAGATCCAAGACTGGGGCGATACGGCCACGCCGTATACCGACGCTCCGATCGACGCCAAGAGCCAACTCCGTCGAGGCCAGGGCGGCAACGCGGTTCGTCTCGACCGAATCAATCCGGGGCGCGAGGTGAATATTTTCCTCAACCCGGGTTCGGCGGACGCAGCGTATGTCCAGGGGCTGTTCAACTCGAACGCCAACGTCACGCTGACCTACACCCAGATCGGAACGCTCGACGCCGCCCTGGGCTCTGAGGGCGTAATCGTGAACGACGGCCAGCGCGGTCGCGCCGGCTCTACCATCACGGACGACCAGTTCACGATGCAATTCAACATCTGGGAAGCGACAAGGGGCTGATAGATGAGCGTGAAACAATTCACCATCGGCGGCGCGCTGTACAACGCCGGCATGGCAAGCGCTGTCGATCAAGATCGCCTGATGTCCCTGCTGTCCGCCGCCGTGCTGGAGCGATTCGCCACGGCGGCACAGGCCCGTGTGGAGGTGGACAGCAACGTCCTCTCCATGATGTTCATGTCGATGCGTCAGGATGTGAAGGCCCAGGTCGCTCAGGTACTCATGGGACGGGTGCTTATCAACGGAACCGAGCGCCCGGTAACCGTCGCCGACTTCGGCGGACGGATGGTCCACTACAACCAGCTCCTGGCCGAGCTGCTGCACTGGAATCTCTCCGATTTTTTCGACTGGCTGCCAAGCGCCGCAAAAGACGCTCGGCAGGACGAGGCGGCAAGCGCAGCTCAGTAAATTGGTTCCTCATGCGGCCCTGTGTCGGGATCGTGGGCATTTGCCCGCCGCTCTGCACCTGGTCGCAACTCGCTGACGGAACACTCTCCATAGCGGACGTCGAGCGCTTCAACCAAGCCATGGATGAACTGTGGGATCAATACGAGGCTGTGAAGAATGGCTAGCAAAGTCCTGAAGTCGTTCCTGATCGGCATCGGCTATGACACCAAAGCCCTGGAGGCGGGCGACAAGAAGATCAACGCCAGCCTAAACGGCATCAAGTCCGGGGCGCTGAGTATTTCGGCGGCACTGGTTGGCGCCTTCGGAGCCAGTGCAGGCAGCATCGTTGGGGTTGCCAGCCGAGTCGACAAGCTCGCACTGTCCACTCAGAACCTGCGTACGTCGAAGAATGCGATCTACAACTTCGGAAACGCCGTTGAGCTGATGGGCGGTCAAGCCACCGAAGCCCTAGACGCGCTCACCAAATTTGAAGAGATCCAGAACAATTTACGACTGAAGGGTGATGCTGGGCCGATAGGCGATCTCGCTACGGCTGGCCTGGACGTGAGCTCGCTCTACGAGACGCAAACCGGCGAAGAGTTCATGCGGGCTCTTGCCGACATGATCCCGAAGCTGGATGAAGGTGAGCGTGCGCAAGTCCAAAGTGCCCTTGGCCTATCTGACGGCGTGTTCCGGTCGCTGGCCGGCGGTGTCGAGCAGCTTGATGCGACGATGAAGAAAGCCAGCGCACTCACCGGAAGCGTGGACCAGCTCACCGACGAGAGCCGCAAGCTGGCCGAGAACGCTTCAGAGTTCGGTCTGATCATCGAGGGCATTAAGAACGAGTTGGCCGAAGAGTTTTTGCCCAGCCTGGTCGGCGCTGGTAGTGCGCTGAACAACTTCCTCAAAGAGTATCGCGGGGAAATCAGCGGTGTTATTGATTACGCAGCCGACAACGCAGGGGCCACCGCAGCGCTGGGTGGCTCGGCGACGGCGGCCCTGACGGGTGCGGCAGCCGCAAAGCTAGGGCTCAGCACGGTTGGCGGCGCAGTAAGCAAGGCAGGCACGGCGGGTGTTGCCATAACAGGCAGCGCAATCGGCGCGAACGTGCTCAACAGGACGCTCGACGAATACGTGCCCGGGTACGGCGAGGCCTCTCGCGGCTTCGATGAGCTTCTGAAGAGCGCCACGGGTCTTGATCGAATCCAGGGACCGATGGAATTGCTGTTCGGCGGTGAAAGCCCAACATACAGCCCCCCGCCATCGGAGGAAGATCCGCAAACATACAGCGGGCAGGTCATACGCTCCCAGGAGGATATCGACTACCTCAACCACCGCGACCGGTCTGCGTCGGACAGCCTGCCGCCGGAAGCCTCGTCCACTCCTGAAGAGGACCGTCAGGCCACCGCTGAAGCGCTAGCCGGCGCCTTGAGTCGCGCACCCATCAAGATGGAGAACAAGCTTGACGTCACCTTACAGCTCGACGGCCAGGCGCTTGAGACGAAAATCGTTCAGGTCAACGAGCGGCAGAACTACGAAACCCTGAGCGACCTGAAGACCACAACGGAGCGATAGCCTTGAGCATCATCAACATCTTCACGCGCCAGGCGCCGACCATTGCCGGCTACTCGTTCGACGCGGTGCTGGAGGATACGTTCGAGGCCACCGTGACGATCACCTCTGTTCCGATTGAGTCGGGCGTGAGGATTTCGGACCACCGAATCCTGAACCCCTACAAATGGGTGATGACCGGAGCAATCAGCAACAACCCGGTCAAGGTCCAGTTGACGGACTTTCTCGGCGGTGCGCTCTCCAATCTTACGGACAACCCAATCGTTTCCACGGTGGCCGGCCTGTCGGCTGGCTTCCTGGCTGGTAGCGACGAGACCAGGGCCAGCACCACGCTCGATTTTCTGATCTGGCTCATGACGTCCTACGACCCGTTCGACATCGACGCCGGCGACATCCTGCTCAAGAACATGGCGATCACTCGCCTGTCCAGGACAAAGGAGCCGCGCAACGAGGGCGGCCTGGAGTTCATCGTTGAGCTCCAAGAAGTCATCAGCCTGGATCGGATTGTCCGTGATACCCAGTGCTCGTTGCCTCAGCTGCGGGATGGAGATCCATCCAAAAGCGCACTGGCTCGGGCAATTGAAAATGGCCAGGCGATCGCCAAGGAAGCCAACGAAGCCGTTTCGAACGCCGTGAACAACATAATCGACGGGGTGGCCTGATGCTTGTAATCCCGCTACTCCCTGGTGCAGCGAATGCCCATCAGCGGTTCTCCGTGCAGCTCGGTGAAAACCTGATCGCCTTCGAGGTCGACTATGTGTCGTACCTGGATGCACCGGCCTGGTCCATGAACCTCCTGCGCGATGGCAGCCGGATCGTTGCCGGGGCAATGCTTGAGCCTGGTAGCGACATCATCCAGAGCTACCGGACCGGAATCGGTCAAATGGTATTCACCGGTAACGACGTGACGCTGGACAACCTCGGCGTCGAGAACTTCCTTGTCTGGGTTCCCCCGCTGGTGGATATATGAGAGAGCGCGTTTGGTCGATTGACATCAACGGCCAGCCCTACATCAGCCCGCAGATGGGGCGACGCCAGTTCCGCATCCAGTTCAACATCGACATATCCCCAGGCGATGCAATCTCCTTTGCAGATATCCGGCTGTACAACCTGAACAAAGGGTCGCGGATTGCCCAGGGCTCCAGCATCGTTCTGCGCGCTGGCTACGACGACAACATGGACGCGATCTTCACCGGCTTCGTTACCAACCCGCTGCGCGAGCGCGAGCCTGGAGCACCGGAAATTATCACCCGGCTGATTTGCCGGTCCGGCCAGCCAGTTGGCGACAGGTCGTCCGCTCAGCTGTCCTTTGGTGTCGGCACCAGGGTAGAGGAAGTGATCCGCGCCCTGGCTGCTGCGTGGCCGCTGCCGATCGATATCGACAATGCCCAGTTCGTGGATGCAAAGCCGCTGTCGTCCGGCCTGGTGGTGGATGGCGACATCCCTGCGGCCCTGACGGATCTGGCCTACGCCTACAAATTCGACTGGATGCAGGACCGCGGGCGGATCGTCATCACCAAGCCCAATCTGCCTCGCACAACCATCCCGGTGCAGGTCGACCAGTTCAGCGGAATGATCGGTATCCCGGAGGTTTCTCGCGGTCCTGACGGTCTCGGCGTGTTCGTTGCTGTCCAGTTGAACCCAGCGCTTCGCATCAACGGGAAAATCAACGTTGAAAGCGAATTCGCCACCTTCAACACCGGCAACCTGTTCGTTTCCGAACTGAGCGGCGACGCCACGGCCAATGGCGAATACAACATCTTCGCCATGAAGCACTCAGGCGATTCGCATAGCGATCTGTGGCGGACCGAGATTGACGGGCTCCGCGCGGGCACCACGCCAACGGCTACGGAGACGGCCACCAAGGAGAACGGGAAGCTGATTTGGGGCGCCAGGGTTGACCAGGCATTTCGCGTCAAGGTGCGGGAGATTGCCGACCGGCTGTCCATGGACCCGAATTGGCTCATGGCCGTGATGGGGTTCGAGACTGGCTACACGTTCAGCCCTGCGGCCCGCAACCCGGGAAGTACGGCAACCGGCCTGATCCAGTTCATCGAATCCACGGCGCGCAGCCTTGGCACTTCTACAGCGCAGCTCGCGCGGATGACAGCGGTTCGTCAGCTTGATTTCGTTGAATCCTACTATCAGCCGTACTCAGGGCGCATCCGCAACCTTGGCGACGCCTATCTGGCCGTTCTGTGGCCTGTGGCCGTAGGGCGTCCCGATTCGTATGTGATGTGGGAGAGAGATTCAGGCCCGTACCAGCGCGAATACGCCGCGAATTCTGGCTTGGACGTGAACCACAACGGATTCATTACCCGGGGCGAGGCCGTAGCATCCGTGAACACCTCCTACATGCGCGGACAGCAGTTCGTCCGATGAGCAACACCGGATGGAAACCCGTGATGCCAAGCTGATAAAGTGCCAGTACTCGGGTTCAGACCGGAATAGATGATGCCCAAACAACATATCAAACGCCTTTTGTTGCTGCCCCTCTTGCTGGGATTTCAGGTCCAAGCAGCAGAGGTCCCCGGGCTTTGCGACGGCCGACAGATGTACAACTACGTGGACCTGGCACTGAAGGCCGGCGGCGGAGTTGTGAACGTTGCCAATGATCCAGCCTACGGCGGCGGAGCGGTATCAATCGCCCTGAAGTCAAGCAACATGCGGACGTACAACGCCATGATTTCTGATATCAGGGAGCACGACCTATCGCTCGCAAGAAGCGGATGCACATCGCTGAGCGGCGGGCCTACAAAGGGAATGATGTCTACCCTGCGACAGGTTGATTCAAAAATTCGCAAACTGGTGAGCAGCCAGTACAACGAGAAGGGCCTCATCACCAGCGGCTTCGGCGAGAACAGATAGGCCAGACAGTTATTCCAAGAATCGAACCCGCCCCGGCGGGTTTTTTTATACCTACGAAAAAGTCAGGGGTGGCTAAATGATGGAGCCAGAAGGCCGCGCGAAGCAGGCGAGGATGATCCGCGACGCTTTCCGCGAGCTGATGAAAGGGGTGCACACCTCAATTCCTGGGCACATCCTGACCTTCGACCCGGTTACCCAGCTTGCCCAGGTTCAGGTCGGTATCGTCAGGGTAGACATCAATGATGCCGAGTTCACGCGCAAGCCAATAATCGAGACGCCGGTATATTTCCCTGGTGGGGATTATTGCGCTGAGTACCAAATCGACCCTGGTTGCGAGGGCAACATCCTTCTATCAGAGCGCTGCATTGATGGATGGGTCCAGAGCGGCGGGGTATCTGCAAATCCAATAGGGCGCTTCCACAACCTGCAGGACGCCATGTTCCTTCCCGGGTTCAGGTCGCGCCCCAATGCGCTGCCCGACTTCCAAAACAACGGCGTGCGCATCCGCAATCGCGCCGGAACCCAGTTCGTTTGGCTGAAGAACGACAACACAATCTCCATGGAGAACGGCGCCGGCATGTTTCAGCTGCTTGCCGATGGGTCGTTCCTGATCAACGGCCTGACCATCACGCCCGATGGAAACATCATCACCGCCGCCGGCGTGAACCTGAACCTGCATATCCATAGCGGTGTAACGCCCGGATCGGGCAATAGCGGAGCGCCAGTGACATGACCGTTCGCAGACTGGACGAAAACGGCGACATCGTGACCCGGGGGCAGCAGTTCATCAGCGGCAAGGAAGAGATCGCGCAAACGGTCCTGACTCGGCTCCGCCTGTTCCTGGGCGAGTACTTCCGCGACATCACCGATGGCACGCCGTGGTACGAGCAAATCCTTGGCAAGTTCACCAGCTTGTCGGCGGCCGAGGCAGCTCTCAGGGCGCGCATTGCCAATACCCCCGGCGTGATCCGCCTCACCAGCTTCTCCGCTGACTTCGACATCACCACCCGCCGCTACAGCGTGACCGCTGGAATACTCACTGAGTTCGGCACGGACGAGGTAACACTGAATGGCTAGCCTGACCCCGACCGGCTATGTGCTACAGACGCAAAACGATTGGTTTGCCCAGGAACGGCAGTTCTATGTGGATATCGATCCGCTCTGGAACCTCGATCCATCCACGCCCGACGGACTGAAGATGGCGCATGACGCCGAGATCTTCTACGCCCTGGACGAGACGTTACAGCAGGCATACAACTCGAAGGACCCGAACAAGGCGAAAGGGATTGATCTCGATATCGTTTGCTCACTAACAGGAACACTGCGGTCCAACGGATCGCCGTCGAGTGTCGAGCTGATCTTGACCGCAACGCCTGGCACCGTGATTTTTAAGGGCAACCGTTTCGAGTCCATCACCACTGGTAGTCGCTGGGCCACGGACCAGACCGTCACAGCTGACGGATCTGGGACTGTCACGGTCAATGCCACCTGCGCTGTCGTCGGCCCCACTCAGGCGGACGCAGGCACCATCACCCGCATCGTAGACGTAGTGGCCGGCCTGGCTTCGGTCAATAACCCCGCGCCAGCCACGCCAGGTACGGATCGGCAGCGCGACGAACCGCTGCGTGTGACCCGCGCCACGGCAGTGGGGCGCCCAGGGAACAACCAGCTCGATTCGATGATCGGTGAATTGTTCAGCGTTCCAGGGGTTCGCAGGGTCAAGGTTTACGAGAACGACACGGGTAGCGCCGCAGTATCGGCTGACAACCCGCACGGCCTTCCTGCGCACTCCATTGCGCCAATCATCGACGGCGGCACCGACGATGATATCGCCATGGCGATCTATCTGAAAAAAAACCCAGGGGCTCGCCTGTATCAGGCCGGGACGCCGTTCGAGGTCCTGGTGACTTCACCAAAATACCCGAACAACACAAAGCTGATCCGAGCCAGTCGCCCGATCTACGTGGACATGATCCTAGTCATCAATGTTGAAAACGACGGAACGCTGCCGCCTAACGCAGACCAGCTCATTAAAGAGGCAGTGATGGAGTATGCCGCCGGCGATCTAATCCCGGCTGACGTGGGCTTCAAGATCAGCGGCTTCGATATCGGCGAGAGCGTTCCCTACAGCACGATGTTCACCCCAGTCAACCAGGTGATCGGCTCGTATGGAAACAGCTACGTGACCCTTCTCCAGCTCAACGGAGCATCGGCGAATGTTCCGATTGCTTATAACCAGATGTCCCGATGGACCGAGAGCAACATAACGGTGGTAATTGCATGAGCATCACTTATCGAGAAGGCCTTGGGCGCCCGCTGACATATTCCGAACTGGACGAGAACTTCAGAACGGTGGAGTCAATTACGAATTCCGCGTCCGCGTCGGCATCGACCGCTGAGGCTGCCAAAACTGCTGCTGATGCTTCAGCAGCGGCCGCTGCCGCGAGTGCTGCCGCTGCCGGTGGAAAGGTCAGCCTGACAGGGAACGAAACGATAGCCGGTGTAAAAACGTTTTCGTCCAGCCCACTACTACCAACACCGATAGCCACCGATTCGACGACAAAAGCACAGACCACCGCGGGCTCGCTTTCACAGATCCGGTCGTTTGGATTTGGTGCTCAGGCATCGCCACCGGCAGTTGACTTGAACGTGGTTGATGTTGGCGGAGTCAGCGGTGTTTCAAGCGGAACCGCCAACCAGCCTATAGGGTATGCCAGCGGCTCTCTGTTGTTCAGAATGGTTTACAGCGCCACTGAAGAGTTTCAGTTGCTGGCCTCTCGAAACGTTACAGGCCGTTTTGCTGTCCGCAGGACCGTATCAGGGGTCGCAGGGTCTTGGGTTGAGCCCGTCCTGCCGGCCGATCTTGCCGCGCTCCCTCTAACAGCTTCGCTGTCACCTGGCACCGACAATAATCGAACGCTTGGCACCTCATCGCTGCGTTACTCCGTCGTCTATGCCGGTACTGGAACTATCAACACCTCGGATGCGCGGGAGAAAACTGAGGTTGTACCTCTCACCGATGCAGAGCTTCGCGCTGCGTGTGCTATGGCCAAAGAGATCGGAACCTACAAATGGCTCGAATCAGTTGCCGAAAAGGGCGAAGGATCTCGACTGCATATCGGCCTCACGGTTCAAAGGGCCGTCGAAATCATGGAGTCGGAGAGCCTAGATCCATTCGCCTACGGTTTCATATGCTACGACGCGTGGGATGAGACTTATGTCGATCATCCTGAAGAACGAGAGTTCATCGAAGTTCCAGCGGAATATGACGCGGACGGTAACGAGACCTCGGCGGCTCATATGAAAGAAGGGGGCGTAATTAAGGAAGCGTGGCGGGAACTCAAAGCCCCTGCTGGCAACCGCTACGGGTTCAGGCACGACGAGCTGAGCCTATTTATCGCGGCCGGATTCAATGAGCGCTTAGCGATAATCGAGAGAACGATAGGCGGGGGTTAGCCATGTACTTCATCGCATATGCGGTAGAGCCTGGATATGTCGTTTCGCCAATCTGGAAAACCGATCGCATCTATGCGCAGTATCGCGACAAGCCTAACGCAGTTGCGTGGTACGAGATCGCCAGGAAACTTGGCGGAAGTCTTGAAAGTGCGGCGGAAGCAGTTCGAAGAAGCTATGACATCGATACCGCTGAAAATGAACAGCTCAACGTGATAGGCCGGATCGTTGTAGCGCCTCGCAGTTTTGTGGGCTCGATGTCAATGAACCCTGGCATGTTCGATCTTACCGATGGGTCGGAGTTCGGCGATGACGAAGCGATGTTCAGCGCCTTAACGATAGACCAAGACGGACAGCTTTCTGACGAACTTTACCGCCTGGTCATTAAGGCCAAGATCATCAAGAACAACGGCGACGCAACCATAGAAAACATCCTCGACGGAATGAACTTCTTGCTTCCTCACGCAGAGGTTTTGCGTGTGACCGATGGCGAGGACATGTCGTTCAGCATCGAATTCTATGGACAGATTTCAAACTTAGAGCGGTTCGCACTTTTGAATGCGGGACTTGTTCCGAAGCCGCAGGCAGTGAGATTCAACGGGTTCCTTGAGGGATTCGAAATGGTCGAGTTCGGCGACATGGACGCTGAGTTCGGTGATGAAAGCGCAGAATTTGCAGGATATATAGGTGAATAACAATGGCACTGAAGCTTAACGAGCGATACCCGGCGCGGTTCAATAACCCAACTGCGGATTACCCTCAGGGTTCCTTCAAGAACAGAACTAGCCCCACCGCCAAGGATGGCTCGTATCTTGAGCAGGACTGGGCGAACGATAAGGAGGGTTTCTTTCAGTCGCTTCTTGCCACGGCAGTCATTGCGGCGAATGGCTCTGTCGACAAAGTCGGGGCTTCGCAATTTTTTGATGCTCTGCTGAAAGTGGTTCGCACGACTGCAACCGGGCGTTTGCTGAGAACTACGATTTACATCAATAACGCTGGCACATTGCAGTCTTCAGTTGATGGTGGAGCATTTGCCAGCGCAAGTTCAACTTTCACGAAGCACCCAGACGCCGTCTTCGGTGAGGGCGAAGTGCAAGGTGGAGGAGGGTCTGGCGGTAACGCGGCATCTACTGGTGCGGGTAACGTGTCGGCAGGCTCTGGGGGCGCCGGCGGCGGCTGGGCGTTCAAGCGAGCCCCGATCGCTTCATTTCATGGATCGACGATTTCTGTAGGCGCTGGCGGTAACGCTGGTGCGGTAGCGGCAGGCGGATCTAGTGCTATTGGCGTTCTGGTCTCAGCGCCTGGCGGACAGCCAGGGGCGACTGGGACCAATGGCCCCGCGACCAACATTCCCTTCGGCATTACCCCTGGAAGTCTCGCGACGGGTGGCGACATAAATGCGCGGGGAGGCATGGGATTTTTCGCGCTCTACTCGACCACAGCGCTGAGCGGGAAAGGGGGGTCATCTAAATTTGGTGAAGGTGGCGCTGCAACAAGTGGCGCGCCGACTACAGGAAACTTGGGCGTTTCCGCAGATAGCTACGGGGCTGGTGGCTCTGGAGCTGCAAACGGCGCTTCTGTTCCTACCACTGTAAACGGTGGCGCGGGGAAAGGTGGCGTCACCATAATCAGAGAGTACGCATAAATGAAGACTTACGCTTGGGTTGATGGTGGCATTGTTGCGGAAGTGATACTGCCTCAGGTATATGACGACGAACATCCAGATCGCGAAGAGGGTGACCCCTCGCGGATTGGTCAGGAGATTCCAATTGAGCTCCGCAGGCCCGCGGAGATCGTGGCCAACTGTCACGACATTACCGCTATGGATCCGATGCCGGTTTATGGATGGACCTATATCAACGGTGTTTTTGCGCCCCCTGTACCTTGGCAGCCGTCGCCCGAGGAGATTTTGGCCAACAACACCTATTACCAGTCCCAGCTAAAGGATGCTGCATCGCGGGCGATGACGCCCTATGTCCTGTCTTTGAACCTGGGCAACGCCACGGATGAGGAAACGCTTAATGCCAAGTCATGGCAGGCGTACTACCGCGCTCTTGAATTGGTCGATGTGACCACCCCGGCCCCAGATTGGCCGGTAGCTCCTGCTTAGGTCAAGGTTCTGGTCGAACAGGCTTTGCCGATTGGACTGTTTCAACGCTACGCTCCCTGAACAGTCCAATCAGCCATCGCCTGCATGGCTTTTCTACACATAAATGCAGTCCGATGGACATTGAAACAACAAGGCCAAGAAACATAAACTCAAAGGCCAGCCCTGCCGCGAATGATCTTTGTACGTTCATTGCGAATAGCGGTAGCGCGATGATATGTGTCAAATAGAATGCAAATGACGCGTCGCCAAGCAATACGGCAGGTTTTGTCGATAGGAGTCTGCACAACTTACTTGATTGAGTTTCGGCGGTCGCGAGTATGAGTAAGGCAAACAATCCAGCGTATGAGGCGTCCCAGCTGAACGCAGACAGAAAGTTAGCTCTTGATGCCATCAATAAGAGGATGGCAAAGATAGACCCGTAGCACACGTAACTCCACAATCTCGTATGGTCTTCGTTTTGTTTGCTCTTGCAGTAATAGGCGGCGGCCAGAATGCCGAGCGTGAAATCCAGAATCCGCGACAGTGGGAAGTTGTAAAGCCATCGGTGCGCAGAGTCTGGATCGGTGAAGGGCAGCTCGTGGCGCGGCGACAGAGAAAGGTAGCCAGCCAGGGATAACTGCGCGGCGACGACCGCCAGAGCGGCCAAAAGCATTTTCGGCCCCGGCCGTAAGATGCCAACCCTGCTGAATATCGGGATCAAGAGAGGGAAGCACAGGTACAGGAACGCTTCTACGCTGATACTCCATGCTGGACTGTTCAGCCCGCCAATGACACTTGCGTCTGGGTGCCACGCCTGCGCGGCGAATAGATAGATGAGTATTGGTGAAGACGCATCCTTCTGTAGCCATACAAACAGCATGGTCAAGATATATAACGGATACACGCGGCTGAATCTTGCCCATAAGTATGCTGGCGTGCTCTGCAAAGGACTTAGTTCAAACTTGCCGATGTAATTGTAAGTGATGATGAAGCCAGACAGCACGAAAAAGAAAGTCACTCCAGCGTAGCCGGACGCCATAACTCGATCAGCAATAGTTCCAAGTCCCGCTATTGGGTAGTGAGAAAAAAACACCATCAGCGCCGCAACAAACCGAAGCCCGGTTAATGCTGGAATCGCTCCTGATCTATTGGACGCTATTGGCATCATGCCCTCCTGAATTTCGCGAGATTCTACAGCAATTCGGATTTAACAGAACGGAGAAACCGTATGCTCATCACCGCGCAGCAATTGCTGCAGATTCTCCCCGGCGCCGGCAAACAAGCCGGCGTTTTTGCGTCTGCGTTGAGCCTGGCTATGGATCGGTACCAGATCAACACCCGGCTGCGCATGGCGGCATTCATAGCCCAGGTGGGTCATGAGTCCGGCCAGTTTCTCTACGTGAGGGAGCTTGGCGGCGACCAGTACCTGAGCAAGTACGACACCGGCACGCTGGCCAAGCGCCTGGGCAATACGCCAGAGGCCGATGGTGACGGTCAGAAGTACCGCGGGCGCGGTCTGATCCAGATCACCGGTCACGACAACTACCTGGCATGCAGCAAGGCGCTGTTCGGGGACGATCGCTTGCTGCGATCTCCGGAGTTGCTGGAGCAGGCTGAGTGGGCCTGCAAATCGGCGGCCTGGTTCTGGAATTCGCGCAACCTGAATGCTCTGGCCGATGCGTCAGACATGAACGGCATCACTCGGCGCATCAATGGCGGACTGAACGGCCTGGCCGAGCGCTTGGCCTTCTATGAGCGTGCAAAGGCGGTGCTGCTATGAATCCACTCTGGCTGCGAGCCATTCCTTATATAGGCGGGCTGTTGCTGGTGGCCGCTGCGCTGTTCGGCGTCTACCACCACGGCCTGTCGGTGAAGGATGCTGAGTGGCAGGTCAAGTGGAAGGATCGAGACGCAGCGGACGCCCAGGCCAAGTTAGGCAACGAGGCCACCGAGCGCGCCAGAGAACAGGCCCGCCAACAATCAATCAACAAGGCGATCCAAGATGGTCAAAAACTCATTGATGCGGCTGTTGCTGATGCTGCCGCTGCCCGTGCTGATGTCAGCGTGCGGGACGCAGCCGACGCAACTGCCCACCGGGTCGCAGCCAGTGGTGCCGGCGGCCATTCCTGCACTACCGCCGCAAGCCAGGCAGCTACCCGTGCCGTCCTGGTGCTTGCCGACGTGTTCAAGCGCGCTGATCAGAGAGCGGGAGATCTGGCGGGGTATGCTGATCAAAGCCGGGGCCGTGGAGTGACTTGCCAGCAGGCGTTCGACGGGCTTGGCAAGTAGCCGTTGATCGGCGGCAGTTGAACGCGTGCATGTCGGTTATCGATACTGTATTTTTGTACAGTGTCGAGACCAGCATGAAGTTTCTGATCGTCCCGCGCCGGGTGCTCGGCGTAGCCATTCCCAAAGAACAGTTGAGATGCGTTCAGCCTGTTCGAGGCGATATCGTCATCAGCGAGTGCCCCAACGATGAGCTTGGCCGGTCGTCTGTGAGCGCCCAGGTGTTCAAGACAAACTCAGGCCCGGACATCCTCCCTCCATTGCTGGATGTCAGGATCACGGGCATGGCCCATAACGGTATGAGCCTGAGCGGGGTGGAGAAGATCGGCGATGCGTTCTATGCGCAGTCGTGGTGGTGCAGGGTTGAATGAGGGGATTGTGTTCGGTCGGCAGGACGCCGGAGGAGGGCATGTGACAGGAATGTGTCGCACATCGTGGTACAGTGTGACACGAAGCGCAAATACTGAACGGTTGTGACGATTGCGGGCGTCGTAACCTATTGATATTGCAAGTCTTTACCTAAGGGCGCATGATTTAGGTTCCAGCGCCGCAAGGTGTGAGAGTTCGAGTCTCTCCGTCCGCACCACCTTATAAATCAAGGCTTTACCAGCCTTAGATACCCCTCCTGTAGCACCGCTGGATTCTCGCTGTAGCGAGATTGTGACAAGCCCATATCGAGAACACTGACGGCATTTCGTACCCTGGCCGGTGCAAGATGCGCATACTTCTCGGTCATCTGGATTGTCGAATGTCCCAGCAAATCACGAATCTCAATGAGCGGCACGCCGGCGGACACCAGCCATGCTGCACACGTATGACGCAAGTCATGGATCGTGAAGTCTGTTATTCCTGCCTTTATACAAGCGTTATCGAAACCTGTTGAAGGGTCGGCAACTCTTGCCCCGTTTTTCCGCGTAAATACCCATGGCGTTGTCGGGCAATATTGAGCCCGAACAGCCATCCTTCCTTTAAGTGCAGCCAAAGCCCCCTCATTAAGCGGGATACTTCTCCGCTTCGCGGCTTTGGTGTGCTCCCCATCCAGATAGATCAGCCGGTTGGCAAAATCGACCCGGCGCCATTCAAGCCCCAGCATTTCCTCTTTCCGGCAGCCGGTGTTCACGGCCAGCCGGATAAAGTCCTCGAGCATGTCGCCGAAGCGCTGCTTTCTCACAATCCGACACAGGCCGTCGACCTCTGCCCGGGTTATCCAGCGGACCCGGCCCTCTGGCTCCTTCAGCTTTCGACCCTTTACCGGGTTCGGCAGCTTCCATTCCAGCTCCGTCACGCACCAGTTGATGGCGGCCGACAATGCCGCCAGCTCGCGGTTGATGGTGGCCGACGACTTGCCGGCCTCCGTCCTGGCCGCCGAGTACTCTCGCACATCTTTCCCGGAAAGCTCGTTCATCATCATTCCGGCGAAGTGCCGCTGCAGCGACTTGACCCTGAATTGGGTGGTCGCGAAGCTTTTCTGTGACGAGGCTGCATTGCCCAGGTACTGGACCATGACTTCCTCGAACGTCCTCGGCGGATCCACGCCCAATTCCTTCTGGCGCCAGGCC